AAGAAGAAGAAGAAGAAGAAGTAGACAAAGACGTTATGACTTACACAGTAAATGATAACGAAGGTAGTTCTACACCAGCGTGGATCGCTGCACTAAAGAATACTAGAGATAGTAGAAAATAATATTAAGGAGGAAAGACAATGGCAAAAATTGAAAGAATTGGTTACGGACAAGTTGAACCAAATCATTTATCAGCTCAAAGAACTGCACAAATCTATGCTCAATTACCATGCGGAGACGATTTTGTTGAAGCTATTGACGGTGTATTAGAAAATGGTCAATTCGTAAAATATGATTATGCTAATAAAGCAGTCAATTTAACTGGTAAAGGTGAATGGATGTTAGTTTTCAATGAAATCAAATTATATGATGACAGAAAACAAATGTACAGAGACTTCGCAATGAAAAAAGAAGAATGCGTAAATGGTGAAATCGTACCAAGAGTATTTAAAACTAATATAGGAGATATTTATACCACTAACATGGTTGATAGCACAAAAGAATATGTTGAAGGAGCTTTACTAAAAGTTGGAGATGACGGAATCTTAACTACAGGTGGAAGCTTAGATGACGACGACATGTGTTGGGAAGTTGCTATGGTTTATACTTTAGCAGATGGACAACCAGCTATCAAAATCATGAGGGTTAAATAATTGAGAGGAGGAAATAAGAATGGCATTAAATAAAAGTGAATTAGTAAAATTAGCTAAAACAGTTGCTAGCGCAAATCCTACTTCTCAAGTTGCTTATTCATTTGGAGAAGAAAAATTCAGTTATGCAGATTTAAATGAAACTTTAAGAACTGAATTAAGAGAATTAGCTGGTACATATAGCTTATACAGAGAAAATAAAAACACAATCTTCAGTATAATTGAAGAAACAATCGATGATGTATTACCTAAAAAAGTTATGGAACAATACGCATCATTCGCTGAAATCAAAACTTATGCTCAAGGTGACAAACCTGTTTTCACTCAAAGAATTACTGCAAGTGCTAAAAGAAGAGCTAAAAGATTTGTTACTAAAGTTGGTTTAGCAGGTATTTATGAAGTATTCAAATTAGATGGAAAAACATTAGAAGTACCTACTGAAGCATTCGGTGGAGCAGCTCAAATCGGATTCGAAGAATTCTTAGATGGTAGAGTTGATTTCGCAGACGTATTAGACGTTATTATGGAAGGTTTAGATGAAGCTATCTACATTGAAATCGAAAAAGCATTAAGAGCAACAATCGATAGTTTACAAGATACTAATAAAGCATCTGAAAATGGATTCAATGAAACTGCAATGGATAACTTAATTGCTATCGCAGACTCATATGGAAAATCTACAATTTATTGTACTTATGAATTTGCTGCAACTATGGTTCCTGCCCAAGGATGGGTTTCTGATGATATGAGAAACCAAAAATGGAATAATGGATATTTAGCAAACTACAAAGGACATAACGTAATCGTATTAGATCAATCATTCGTTGATGAAACTAACACTAAAAAAGTTATTGACCCATCTTATGCTTATATCATTCCAGTAGGAGCAGATAAACCTGTTAAAATTGCTTTTGAAGGAAATACTATTGTTGATGAATATGTTAACAAAGATCGTTCAAGAGAAGTTCAAGTTTACAAAAAATTAGGTGTTGCTACTTTAGTTACTAACAACATTTGTGTTTACGTAAATGAAGCTTTAACACCATCAATCTAATTTTAAATTAGGAAGATAGAAATTAGGGAGAAGACTATGATATATAAGGAAGACTATATCAATTAAAGGTCTTCTCCCGTTTTTTTAGTATATAGGAGAGAAAAGGAGAGAAAATATGTTAGAAGATAAAACTGTAATAACAGTATCAAACAGAGATAATGGAAGCGTTGGATATACAATCCCAGATTTAGGAAACTTACACAGAACTTTCCAACCTGGAGAAGCTAAAGAAGTTACTATGGGAGAATTAAGAAAGCTATCTTATTTACCTGGCGGACTTAGCATATTAAAGAATTTATTAATTATAGATAACAAAGAAGCAGTAGAAGAATTAATAGGTGAAGTTGAACCTGAATATTATTATACTGAAGAAGACATTAAAAAATTAATTACTGAAGGTTCATTAGAACAATTCGAAGATTGTTTAGATTTTGCACCAAGAGGAACAATTAATTTATTAAAGAAATTATCTGTTGAAATGAAATTAAATGATATGGCAAAGAGAAAAGCATTACTTGCGGCAACAGGATTTAATGTTACAAACGCAATTAACGCAAATGAAGCTAGTGTAGAAGAAGACTCTGATGAGACTGAAACAAAATCAAAGAGAAGAGCTGCATCAATAAAAGATGACAGTGATACAAAAACTAGAAGAACTACTACAAGTAGATACAATGTAGTTAAATAAGAAAATTTCGGAGGTGTATTATGGAAAGAACTACTACACCTTTTTCTATGATCTACGATAGCTTTCTATCAAAGATAACTGATGATATGTATATGGAATTAAATGAGCTAGATACATTCAGAATGTTACAAGAGCTATTAATAACAGCTACACACAAATTTGAATTTCCACGTTTTGATATTACTGATTTTGAGGAAAGTTATGTAGAAGATGAAGGTACATATTGTGGAGTTGAGAGCGATGATTGCTGCGCTAAAGCACTTATTTATGGCGGCGGTTGCTTTAATAGTGTATTAACTCCAGAAGAAATAAATATCTTATCGACTTATATGATAGTAGAATGGTTAGGACAACAATTAGCTAGTGTTGAAAACACAAGAATGAAATATAGTGGTTCTGATTTTAAATTTACTTCACAAGCTAATCACATGAGTAAGTTATTAAATTTAAAAAGTGATTATGAAAGAGAAGGATTCCATTTACAAAGATTATATAAGAGAAGATTAAAAGATGAAAATGGCATTATGCGTTCTACATTCGGATCTATTATGGAGGTTAGTACTCGTGATTTTATCGAATAATATTGAAATAAGTAACGAAGCTATAGCCTATAATTTAAAAAGATTAACAAATCAAATATATAAATTATTACCAAATAGAGAAGAAAATATAGATTGGCAAACTCCATTAAGTACAATAGTAGAAGAGTTTGCGGGAATGAGTCGATTAATGCCAAGACAGCAAGAAAATATATTTCCGCTATTATGTAAACTTGAAGGTTTGCATAGTCTAACAGGAGAAGATGATTTCTTTCAATATAGAAGAACTATATTTGAATGTCTTAATCTAATACAAGTCTTAAAAGATAGTATAGAGGGGGAATAAGGTATGAGTTTAGAAACAATGAAAGAAAGAATTAATTACAACGGCGGAAAAGAACAAGAGTCTAGAATGAATGTAGATAAACTACGTACATTAAAAAAGGCTCTTTTATATTCTTACCAAGCAGCAACCGCACGATTAACTGATGGTAGAGAATTTAGATGTTTAATAAATCCTGATAAATTAAAAACAAGATATGATGAGAAAATCATTTCTATTCCATTTTTTGATATACAGCTTAATCCTGAGCTTAAGGAAAGTACAAAATTTCAAAAAACTTCAAAAGGTGAAGAAGAAATTGGTATGAAGCCTGGAGATGTATTTACATGGAAAGAAAATAATACTGATTGGTTAGTATACTTAAGAAGGTATGAAGAAACAGCTTATTTTAGGGCGGAAATCAGAAAATGTGATTACGAAATTGAGGTTAATGATAAAAAATATAAAGTATATATTGGTGGTCCAGACGAATCAGCTATTATTTGGAATAAAGTAAAAAAGATTGAGTGGAATGATTTAAATTATTCTCTTACAATGTATATAACAAAAGATAAAAATACAGAAGCTTTCTTCCATAGGTTTACAAAAGTTGAAATAAATAAGAGACCTTGGGAAGTCCAAGCTGTTGACTCAATTAGTCAAGATGGTATTATTATAGTAGCCTTAAAAGAAACTTATGAGAATAGTGTTGAAAAGGCAGTTGAAAAAGAAAAAGTTGATACATATGTTGATTTAACTCAACCATATATAAAAGGACCTGGTACTGTTTACCCATATGATGTAGTTACATACTATATCAAGAATGCGGCAGGTGGCGAATTTGTTGCCGAAGGTTCAGGTTTTGAAATTGCATTTCAAGATGCAGAAAGTATTAAATTAGGTATTGTTACTGGAAAAAGTGGTTCATTTACATTAAAATATAAAATTCAAGACAAGGAAGATATTGTATTACCAATTACAATAGGTTCTTTATAGAAATAAAAGGAGTGTATAAAAATGAAAAGGAATGTATATACAAATAAATTTGATTCTTCATTTTTATCTTTTGAAAAAGATATAGAAACTATATTAAGGAAACTTTTTATAGAAAGCCATCCTTATAGTGATATATTAAAAAGATTATTAGTTATAAATACTAAAGACTGTTTAGATAATGAAGATAGTCCCGCAATAAAAGAAAAATTAGAAGGTATGACATTAGCAAAACTAAGACAGGAAGGTTATATAAAGCTTGAACCAAAGATTGCTATGCCAGAACATGAAGAGGTAAAAGCATATATTATTATGTCTTGTGATTATTTTACACCTAATGATTCTAATGGTCCTTACTATAGAGATTGTAATATTAATTTTGATATTATTTGTCATTTAGACTATTGGGATTTAGGAAACTATAGAATAAGACCTCTTAAAATAGCTGGGTATATAGATGGTATTTTAAATGAAGCTAAATTATCTGGAATAGGGACTTTTAATTTTTTAGGATGTAATGAGCTAATATTAAATGAAGATCTAGGTGGATACACTTTATCTTATAGAGCAGTACATGGTAATGATGATAAACTTCCTAGAGAAGAATAATGTTAGATAGCTTATTATTATTATCTGGTAATGACATACCTTTTGTTAAAGCAAATTTAACAATTCATAATCCAACGTTAAAAGAAATAGGCTATGTTGGAGAAGAAAATTTCTTAAATGGTTATCAGTTGCTTAATGTTTCTAAAAACTTCTTACCGGAACAGGACAAAGTTAATTTAGATGTCATAAGCAATTTTGATATATTAATAGCAATACTAAGAGAGCGTAATGCGGTAATGCAAAAAAATAGGAGTTGCGTTTTTATGGTTCTAGCCTTACTATTTCCTTCTTATGCAATATCCTTAGAAAAAGATAGTATTGCATTAAAAAAAGAAGGAACTGAAGAAAAAACATTTATAAATAAAGAAAATTTTGATGAATTTCAAAAAATTCTTAAGCAAATGTTTAATTTTGGATCTGGAGAGCAAGAATCTGATTTTAATCCTAGTGGGCAGTTAGCTAAGAAGATTGCAGAGAGATTAAAAAAACGACATGAAAAATTAGCAAAACTAGATAAAGAGTCTACAAAAGTAGATATTTATAGTAGATATGCATCTATATTGTCTATTGGATTGTGTCAAAATTTGGGAGACATCCTTAATTATACTCCATACCAACTATTCGATCAAATTGAACGATATCATTTAAAACAAGACTATGATATTTATCTTCAGGCAAAAATGGCTGGAGCTAAGGATATAAAGGATCCAGAAGACTGGATGAAAGATGTTCATCTTACGTCTTAAAAACTTTAGAAAAAATTAAAGGAGGATATGTTAATATGAAATTTGGAGTACGTGAAATATGTGACGTAGTATTCAAAGCTAAAGATACAGTTAAAATTGGTAAAACAACTTTCAAAAAAGGTCAACCAGTTTTATATATCGATAGTGCAAAAACTTCTACTGTTGAAGGAGCAGCTACTACTGTATATGCTCAAGGTGGAAAAGGTAATACAAGATTAATCGCTTGGGAAGGTGAAAAAACTTTAACTTTCACTGTTGAAGATGCATTATTATCTCCAATTGGATTCTCAGTATTATCTGGTGCTGGATTATTTAATGGTAAGAACGAAGAAGATAAAGTTCATGTTCATACTACAGCAACAGCTTATTTAGGATCAGACGGAAAAATCGATTTAACTGATGCATTAGGAGCTAATGAAGAAATCGATGAATTAGCACCAATCTTTGCTATGGTAGCAGAAGACGATGGTTCTATTACAGGAGAAATGATTGATGAATTAACAGTAAGCGAAGATGGTAAAAAATTAGAAGGAGCAGATCATGCTGCTACACCAGTATTTGTAGATTTTTATGTAGTTAAAGATGCTGCTAATGTATCTGAATTACAAATTGATGCAGAAAACTTTGCAGGTTCTTATTATGTTGAAGCATCTACATTATTCAGAAAAGAATCTACTGGTATGGATATGCCTGCTGAAATCACTTTACCAAACGTAAAAATTCAATCAAACTTCACATTCTCAATGGCATCTACTGGAGATCCATCAACATTTACATTCACAATGGACGCATTCCCAGGATACACTATGTTTGATAACACTCATAAAGTATTAATGGTAATGCAAATTGTTGATGATAGTTCTGCAGCTGAAAAAGATACAAATACAGTTATGAAACATTTAGCTGGTATCGAAATCGCTGAAAACTTAAATGATTCAGTACCTGCAAATAATGGAGAAGAATCTATCTAATTTATAAAAATTTATGAGGGAGGCTAAATGTCTCCCTCTTTTTTTGATATAGTAGAAAGGAATTGATAAGTATGGATTTAGAACAATATGCTTTAGATTTCTTTAGTATTACTTCTGAAGAAGATTTAATTTTACAAAGAGAAAAAATAATAAAGCAAATTGAGCAATGGTTAGAAGAGAAAGAAAGAATAGATAATGTTATTAAAAATAATTATAATATTTTAAAACATCAAGAACAATTAGGAAGATTTAGTTCTGTAAATGCAAATAAGTATTATGATATTTCTTCTGCAGGATTAAGAAAATTAGTAAATAATTATAATCAACAAAAAAAAGATTTACTTAAATTACAAAATGCAAAAGACTTAGAAGAACATTTAAAAGATGGATATAGAGCCATTCATTATTTTAGGGATATTTTAACAGGGAATGAAATTAATTATAGTATTGCTTATGAAGACTCTGTTGATGGAGGAGAAAAGGAAATTTTTGAAGCTAAATTAAATTTAGAGCAAGTTCTTTCTGCGGTGTCTTTTAACTTTCCAGATGTATTATCAGTAAAAGAAAATACTAAAGTTTCTAATAAAATTAAAATGGTTATTAATGGGACCAATATTAGAAATTTATTAGAAGATCCAGAAATAAAAGAAATAGAAGAAATTTCAAATAAAATTGGAAACAAAGAATTATGGGATTCGATGTTAACAATAAGAGAAGAGAATTTTAGAAAGTATAGTGGAAATATGGGGCAATTATATGAAGCCTATTTTTCTTTATTTAAAGAAGGTATTAATTATGTTGGTCATGCTCCTGGAGAACCTAATACTATTGGGTTAGCTAAATCTGCAATTAATAAAGCAATTAAAGATAGAACTCCTGGATGAAAAGCTGGAGACGTTGGGAATACCCAATTAAAAGCTGTATTAGGAGGCTCTATAGCAAGTTTAATCGCAGCAGGTACAATAGAAAAGACTTTAAAACAATTATTAAAAGCTTTACAAGGGACAACAAAAAATCAAATTAAACAAAGTTTAATTAAATTATTTACAATGGATTTGAGAAAAGCTACCACAACACTAGATAAAGAAGCACAAAAAGCTGCGATTGCTCATATAGAGGAATTATTCAAACGATTTGACACAATTTAAAATTTTTGATATAATATAATAAAGAGAGAAAAGGAGAGATATAAAAATGGCAAAAATTACTTATGCAGGAATGAAATTAAAAATAAATGAAGATGTAAAAACTATTGATATTAATGGAAATTCTATTGAAGTATTACAATATTTACCAGTAGATGATAAATATTCATTAATAAATATAACACTACAAAAAGCTAAAGAAGGTGCTATATATAATCCATTAAAAAAAGATATGTTTTTCCATTTACATTTAATATATATGTATACTAATATATCTTTTACAGATAAGCAAAGAGAAGATGAAAGTAAATTATATGATACATTAGTAAGTAATGGTGTATTAGATAAAGTTATTGAAGTTATTCCTGAAAATGAATTTAATCTTTTATATTCATATTTAAACGACCAAGAGCAAGAAATTTTAAAATTTAGAAATACTGTTGGAGGGGCTTTAACAGAAATTATTCAAAATTTACCTATCCAAGCAGAAGAAATGCAAAAAATAGTAGATAATTTTGACCCTCAAAAATTTCAAAATGTTTTAGATTTTGCTAAAGCGGCTAATGGTGGAAGAGATATTCAATAAAGCAAGGCCAAAATAAGATAATTAAAAACCCTCTAATCTTATATATAGATAAGTAAGAGGGTTTTTTAAATGGAATGAAAAAACTTCAATTCGAGCAAAGGAGGAAAAAGGATATATGGCAAAAATAGATATTGCTAGAATGAAAGTCGGCGTTGACATTGAGGTTAATAAAAGTCAGTTAGACGCTTTACAACGAGATTTTGATTCTTTAGCAGTTACTGCTAAGATGTCTGGGAATGAGTTAAATACTGGGCTTCAACAAGCTGGTCAAACCGCTAGTAAAATTTCTACTATTTTAGATCAAAGTTTTAATAAGAAGCTTAACTCTTTAGATGTTACTAAATTTTCTCAAGAGTTGTCTAAAGCAGGATTAAATATGCAAACTTTAAAAGATAATCTTAGTAAAGCTGGAACATCTGGATCAAAAGCTTTTAACGATTTAACTTCAGAGATTTTAGGTACTAATATTCAATTAAAACAAACTAGTACTTTTTTAGATAAAATGTCCGTTACTATGGCAAACACAATTCGATTTGGAATTTCATCTGCTGTATTTAATAATTTAACTAGTGCTATTTCTAAATCATGGGAGTATACTAAAAAATTAGATAAATCTTTAAACGATATTAGAATTGTATCTGGGCAATCAGCAGATCAAATGGATCGTTTTGCCAAAAGAGCGAATGAAGCTGCAAAAAATTTAGGTTCAACCACTTTAGATTATACTAAAGCAGCTTTAATTTATTATCAACAAGGACTTCCTGAAGGTGAAATTCAAGCAAGAACAGATACAACTATTAAAATGGCTAATGTATTAGGGTCTAGCGCAGAAGAAGTATCTGATTATTTAACAGCTATTTGGAACAACTTTTATGATGGTTCTAAATCATTAGAATATTATGCAGATGTTATTACTAAATTAGGTGCGGCTACCGCATCTAGTGCAGAAGAAATTGCTGGTGGGTTAGAAAAATTCGCAGCTGTAGGTGACACAATTGGTTTAAGTTATGAATATGCAACAGCCGCATTAACAACTATTACCGCACAAACTCGTCAAAGTGAAGATGTTGTTGGTACAGCTTTAAAAACAATATTCTCTCGTATTCAAGGATTAAGCCTTGGAGAAACTCTTGATGATGGAACTAATTTAAACAAGTATTCTGAAGCGTTAGCAAGAGTAGGTATTTCTATTAAAGATCAAGATGGAAATTTAAGAGATATGGATTCCATCTTAGATGATTTAGGTGCAAAATGGCAAACATTAAATAAAGACCAACAAGTTGGTTTAGCTCAAACTGTAGCTGGTGTAAGACAATATAACCAGTTGGTTGCATTAATGGATAATTGGGATTTCATGGCAGAAAATCTAGAAACAGCAGCTAACGCACAAGGTGAATTAAATGCTGAAAATGAAATATATTTAGAAAGTACAGAAGCTCATTTAAAAACATTACAAGCCTCTTGAGAAGGCTTATATCAAACAATGTTTGACACCAATGAAATTAATCCATTGATCGATGGATTTTCTGAAATAATAGAAGGAATTAATGGTGTTGCACAATCTTTTGGTGGCGGTACAAAATCTCTAGCAGGTTTTGGAGCGATGTTTGTAAATGTGTTCCAAAAACAAATAGATAAATCTTTAACGCGTTTTATTGCCAATTCGAATGCAGCTAAAGAAAATTTAGCTTATTTCAAAACAATGTCTGAAACTGTATCAGCAGGAGCTGATATGAATGCATCAACACCAACAGAAAAAGCGAGTGCAGAAGCAGCTAGCAGACAAGTTGAAAATGCAGAAAGATTAATGGCGGTATATGATAAAATAGATGAAGCAGATGCACATAGACTTATTTCTTTAACAAAAGAAACTGCAGAGCTAGAACGTCAAGCTATTTTAATGGAAGAAAACTCAAGAGAACAAATTAATCAAAGCGTAAATAATTTATCAGGAATTGTTTCTGAAGATGAAAGTATTGAGTTAGAAAGTGTAAAAGGGAATTATGAAGAATTAAATGCTCTTTTAGGGGAAATGGTTGAAAACCATCAAATTTCTGTAGAAGAAATTGAGATGGAAACAACCGCTTTAGAAGGGTTATTGAATGATTATAACGAAGAAAAAAGTACTTTAGAAGATATAAATGATATTAAACAAAGAATAAATAAAATTATGAGTAGGTCTAACTCTTCTTTAGTTAACGATTTAAAGAAAGAAAAAGACCAACTAAAAACAGGAAAATTAACTGCGGATCAAAAACAAAGAATTCTTACTTTAGCAAAACAAATTTCTAAAGAAGAAAATAAGGTTACTGACCAAGTCAAGAAAACTGCAAAAGAAGTTGAAAACGAAAATAAAAATAGAAAAAAATCTGCAGATTTACAAGACCAAGTAAAGAATAATAATCAACAAATAGATAAAGCTTTACAGCCTGCGGAGAAAGCCGCTCCACTTATTGGAACAGTAAATGGATTAACTGCATCTGTGTCAGCTTTAACAACTGCATGGGCAGGATTAAATTCAATCACTTCAATTTGGAGTGATTATGCTAATGGAGACATTTCTGTTGGCGAAGCAATAATGCAAACCTTAACAAGTATTACAATGGTGTTACCAGGAGCAATAAGTGCATTTAAAACTTTAAAAGGTATGCAAGATTCTTATGCCGCATCTAAAGCTGCAAGTATAGCAGCAGCAAAAGAAGAAGCTGCAGTAATAGTAGAAAATACTGCAGCTCAAGAAGCTTCTGCAGTAGCCACAGCAGCTTCAACAGAAGCAGAAATAGCAGATACTGCAGCTACTACTGCATCAACTGTTGCGGAAACAGCCGATATCGCCGCTTCAACTGCAGGTGCAGCAGCAGAAGGAGCAGATGCAACAGCTACTACTGCAGATACTGTAGCCAAAGGTGCAAATGCTGTAGCAACTGGAATAGCAACAGCCGCACAAGCAGCTTTTAATGCTGTATGTATGGCAAATCCTATTGTATTATTAATAGGAGCTTTAACATTAGCTGTTGGAGCTTTTGCTATATTTAGTGCAGCATCTGAAAAAGCTAAAGAAGCTCGTGTGGAAGATGCCGAAGAAGCTTATAAAGAAGCTGTGGCAACAAGAGAAGAAGCTCAAGCGAAAAAAGAAAGTGCAGATGCTTTTTTAGATTTATATAAACAATATCAAGCAGGTACGAAATCAAAAAATGATTTAGCAAAAGCTACTGATAGTTTAACTAAATTATTGAATAAAGAAGATATAGAAATTGCAAAATTAACAGGGAATTATGATAATTTAATAGAAAAACTTAAAGCAGCTCGAAAAGAAGCCTTACAAGGTGAAATAAAAGGTTTTGAAAATGAAAAAGCTGCAGCAGAAGAGAAGATATTAAGTAAAGGTTACAAATCTAAACCTTCATCATCAAAAGATGGTTATTTATATGTTAGTGGATCAGGAAATCATGGATTGTCTTATGACGATGAATTTGATGATAAAGATTTTTCTCAATGGTTAATGGATAAAGGTCATTATGATTTTGTCGAACAGGATGAAGATGGTAATTATTATCAAGGTATAAGAACCAAAGAAAATGCTGAATCTATGGCACAATTAGCAGAGTATTGGGAGGAATATGTAAAAGCATCTAATGATAAAGATAGTAAATATTATGTTAGTGCAAAAGAAAAAGCAGATTCTGAAATGTATCAAAACTATAAAAAATTTATTAATTCTTATTCAGGTGATTTAGAAGATTATGAAAAAGCCAAAGGAGAGTTAAGTAAAAGGCAAGCGGAACAAGAAGTCTATAATACTGATTTTTCTAAAATAACAAAAGCTGAAGATTATGCCGCTAAAAGAGATGAATTAAGAGGAAAATTAAAAAAATCTGGAGCTGCAGAAGGATTGAGCGATGCAGAAATAAATAATGAAATAGATGAATATGCTTCTCAATTTAATGATGATTTAGACGATATTATTCAAAAAACAAACACGGTT